GGACAAGGATGAGCAGATTGATTATGCAATGAGCGGGAAAACAGCAGCACATATTGAAATGTGGTCTGCGTTGTACAAAGATAAGGCGCCATGGCTGGATTCCAACACACAGAGCGCAGGGATTGCGGCAGCAGTGGCAGGAGAGATTGCCAGGCTGACAGTTCTGGAAGTAAAAAGTGAAGTATCTGGAAGCGCAAAGGCTTCATACATTAATGAAATTTACCAGAAAGTAATTGAGAAGCTGCGGATCCAGATTGAGTATGCGGACGCAAAAGGCAGCCTGATCTTCAAGCCTTATGTGACTGCAAATGGTATTTCAATCCAATACATTCAGGCGGACAATTTCTTTCCTTTGGAATTTGACACGGAAACTATTACAAAATGTGCGTTCCTGGACCAGTTCCGGCGGGATAATGAGATATACAGCAGGATTGAAATTCATACGTTGAAAGATGGTCTTTTAAATATCCGCAACAGAGCGTTTGTCTCAAGAACGGAAGGCGTGATCGGCACGGAGGTTCCAGTCAATTCCGTTCCAAAGTGGTCCGAGCTTGTGCAGGAGGTCACATTCTCTGGAACGGAAAAACTTCCATTTGGGTATTTCAGGGTACCGCTGGGGAATAACAGGGATTCTGAAAGCCCCTTAGGAGCTTCGGTATTTTCAAGGGCCGTGGAGCATATCCAGGAAGCCGATAAGAGATATTCCCAGATTAGTTGGGAATATGAAAGCAAAGAAGCGGCGGTTCACATTGCACAGAGCCTACTAGGGAGAAATCAGAGCACAGGAGAACCTGTCTATCCAGCTGGAAAAAAGAGACTGTACAGGGCGGTTGAATACAATACTGGTGTGGTGGACAGACCTTTTATGGATACATTTTCACCAGATATCAGGGATGTATCCTACTTTAATGGCTGGAACCATCTTATGAGAATGATAGAGTTTGATTGCAACCTGGCTTATGGAACAATTTCAGATCCAAATAACACAGATAAGACCGCTGAAGAAATTAAAGCAAGTAAACAGCGGTCTTATTCTTTTGTGCAAAGCTGCCAGACTGCACTGCAGCATGCACTTGAAGATTTGGTGGATGCAATCGCGTTCTGGTGTGATCTGTATCATTTATGCCCATCTGGAACTTATCAGACATCTTTTGACTGGGACGATTCCATTGTAACGGATGTAGAGTCAGAACGGCAGTCTGACAGGCTGGATGTTTCCATGGGTGCAATGCCACTGTGGGAATACAGAATGAAATGGTATGGGGAAACAGAAGAGCAGGCAAAGGCAGCAGTCCAGCAGCCAGAGGAAACGGTGATTGAATGACACAGGGCGAGATTGAAAAACTCACAGTGAAAGTCAGTAATATTTTCTCTGAACTGGAAGTCCGGATCATGACAGATATTGTCCGCCGGATTAAAGAAAACGGTTTTGCAAGTGCTTCTGTAGACTGGCAGATCAGCAGGCTTCAGCAACTTGGAATGGCTGAGGAAGATATCCGTGGATGGATCCAGAGCGCGTTACAGGCAACGGATGCAGAAATGGACAGGATATTTTCTGATGAGGTGTACAAGCAGTATTACGAGCAGGAGCATTTCTTTAAACTTGCCGGAATGCAACAGATTCCGCTTGAAGAAAATTTTGTACTTCAGCAGCTGATTGAGGCAACCAAGAAGCAGGTCCAGGGAGAATATAAGAATCTGACCGGTTCCATGGGATTTGCTATCCGTAATCCGGCAACTGGAAGAATCCAGTCTTCACCTCTGATGGAATATTACAGAACTACCATGGACCAGGCTGTTATAGATATCAAGTCAGGAGCATTTGATTATAATACAGTGCTTAAACGGACGGTGAATCAGATGACGGCCTCTGGGCTTCGGTACATAGAGTATGATTCTGGTCACCGTGATAGAATTGACGTAGCAGCCAGGAGAGCAATCCTCACTGGCTTCCGCCAGGTACAGGGAAAAATAATGGAGATGCTTGCAAATCAACTGGGAACTGATTTATACGAAGTCAGCTACCATGTTGGCGCCAGACCAACACATCAGCCATGGCAGGGGAAAGCATGGAGCATGCAGGAATTAAAACAGGTTTGTGGTCTTGGTGAGATAACAGGTCTGAAAGGAATTAATTGTTATCATGATTTTAAACCAATCCCACCTGGCGCAAAACGAACCTACACGGATGAACAGCTTCAGAAAATGCTTGAAGAGGAGAACACTCAGAAAGAGTACAACGGAAAGCAATACACCACCTATGAAGCCCTTCAGCAGCAGAGAAAGATGGAGCGTGGCATGCGCGCCCAGAGGCAGAAAATAAAACTACTTCAACAGGGTGGAGCTGATGAGCAGGAAATAATCCTGGCAAAAGCCAAGTACCAGGGGCAGATGCAGACCTACAAGGATTTCTCAGAGAAGATGAAGCTTCCAGAACAGAAAGCCAGAATCATGCAGGATGGTCTGAAAGGAAAGTTCATGCCGACAAAAGCAGAGCAGAAAGTTCTTGAAGAATCTGCTATAAATGATAAAATAAAGGCAGATATGAAAGCTGTTGGAATGAGAGGCGAGATAAATTTAAAACCAGAAATTCCAGATGTCAGTAAACTTTCTTTTGATGAGCATCACATAAACCAGGAAAGACAGCATAACGTTACTGAATCAGAAGCAAAAAGCTATATTCAAAAAGCTGTTTTTTCAACCACAAAATGGAAAGGAAAGTTTACAAATTATTATAGTGATGAGGGTGCTGCATTTGTTGATAACGAAACTCAACATATCAAAACTGCTTTTAAGAAAGAGCAATATGATGAGGCGGCAACAGCAGCCATGGAGGTGTTGAAAAATGGGTGGTCCTGATTTTGTAATGTGTCCCCTGGTGGATGAAAATATAGAACCCATTGATTGTATTGAAAACTCTGATGCAGTAGATGGGATTATTAAAAAGGAGACAGTTCCTAAAAGATTTAAGAAAAAGCCTAATTGGGAAGAAATATGTGAAAAATGCAAATGGCATGGATATTGATTAAATATCAATATAGTTATTAAAACAATGATAGCACGTTGAAAAACGTGTTATTTTTGTGCTTATTTTTAAGAAAGAGAGGATAAGGAAAATGAAAAAAAGAGTAACAAAGAAAGTTGCAGCGCTGATGGCACTTGTAATTCTGATGTGTTTTGCAGCTACTGGCTGTACAGAAGCTGACCAGGTGAGTGCGAACATTTCACAGGAGGCAGATAACTTCAATGTAACCAGAAAACTTACGGTTTTGAATGCCAGAACAGATACCATCCTGTTGGAACTGACCGGGACATTTGCACTGAAGAATAACTCTTCAAGTGAACTGGAAGTAATTATTGAGACTGCAGATGGAAAGTATCAGAAAGACTATGTTTATTTGAATGATTACACCATGTATGTAGTCGAAGATATTTCTGGATCGGATGTGGACAAGTACCATTATGAGATTAATTTTCTTCCGCAGTGGGGACTTAAAGTTACGCACAATGATTAAAGTTGCGCCGGCGCAACAGGAGGTGCTCCTAAATATCTCGGAGCTGTCCGTTAAACAGTGAAACAGCACGCGGAATCATCCGGGTGTTATTTTTATACTCAAAATTGGTCAGATGATAAGACCTAAAACAGTCAGCTGTCTGGTGGATGGTTACACACCTATAAATAACCTACGGGATGGCATAGAAAGGAGAAACATGAAAACAGAAGATTTACAGGGAAAAGGTTTAAATCAGGAGCAGATTGATTTTGTTATGTCTGAGCATGGAAAAGAACTGAATGCAGTTAAGGCTGAGCGTGATGGATATAAAACGCAGCTGGATACGGCACAGGCTTCTTTAAAAGCCATGGAAGGGATTGATGCAGCAGGACTGCAGACAAAGGTTTCAGATCTGACAAAGCAGCTCCAGGGTAAGGATGCAGAGATTGAGAAAATCAAATCTGATTATGCTTTTGATGCTTCTGTGAAAGAGGCTATCCGGAAAGCGTCTGGAAGAAACGAGAAAGCAATTATGGCTCTTTTGGATGTAGATACTTTAAAAGCATCCAAGAATCAGACTCAGGACATTGAAGCAGCAATCACAGCTTTAAAGAAAGACAATGATTATCTGTTTCAGCAGCCAACCGTTCCGAGAGTGGTTTCTTCCACTACAGGAATCAACAATGATGCACAGACTAAAAAAGAACAGGCAAACGAAGCACTTAGAAGCCTGCTCGGAAAAGGAGAATAAAGAATGCCAGTAAATATTACAAACAGAGCGGATGCAGAGGCAATCATCCGCGAGCAGATTGTATCCAATATTTTTCAGGATGCACCGAAAAATTCCGTATTTATGGGAATGGCAAGAAAACTTCCAAATATGACATCCAATCAGACTAGGATCCGTGTACTGGATTTCCTGCCAACTGCTTACTGGGTAGATGGTGATACCGGTATGAAACAGACCACCAGACAGGCATGGGACAATGTATATCTGAATGCCGGAGAGCTGGCGGTTATCGTACCAATTCCAGATGCAGTTCTTTCTGATTCAGAATTCGATATCTTTGGTGAGATCACTCCGCGTGTTATGGAGGCAATCGGTCAGAAAGTAGATGCAGCTGTTATCTTCGGAGATAACCGTCCGAGAGAATGGCAGGCAGACCTTATTACCCTGGCAAGACAGGCTGGAAACAATGTCTCACCGGCAGCAGGAAAAGATTATTACGATCTTATCCTTGGCGAGAATGGAGTATTTGCGAAAGTTGAAGATGATGGCTACGGAGTTTCTGGAGCTCTTGCACCTATGAACTTCAAGTCAAAACTCCGTGGTTTGCGTGATACTACAGGTCAGCCGATTTTTAAAAGCAATATGCAGGATGTGGCAAGATACACCCTGGATGGAGCACCAATTACATTCCCAGAGAACGGCTCTTTCTATGCGAACATTGCACAGTTGGTAGTTGGTGACTTTGGCCAGGCGGTATATGCCATTCGCCAGGATGTTACAGTTAAAATTCTTACAGAAGGTGTAATCCAGGATCTGACAACAAGGGAGATCGTGTATAACCTGGCACAGCAGGATATGACAGCACTTCGTGTAGTATTCCGTATGGGTTGGGCTCTTCCAAACCCAGCTACCAGAATGAATGAAGACCGTACCGGATGTGCATTTGCATATCTTGAGCCAGGTACTCCGATTGCCACCCAGAAAGTTACCTTCACTGTAACTGATGGTAAAGACGAAAGCCCAACAACTTATAAGGGTGCGCGCGTTAACGTGAACGGAGCAATTCTGGTAACTGATGAAGATGGAAAAGCAGAGTTTAATCTGCGCGCTGGTACATACACAGCGAAGATCACCAAGAAAGGCTATATCCCAGTAACCGAAACAGTTATTGTGGCAGCTGCAGCAGTGACAAAAGATGTTACTCTTGTAGCGCAGGAATGACAAGGATGTGATGAAGCATGTACACCTCTTACAATTACTATGAATCTGGCTACCTGATGGGTCGTGATCCAAAGCTGTCTGAGGATGAGTTTCCATTATGGGAAAAGCAGGCTGAGCGTGTGCTGAACCAGTACACCTTCAGCCGCCTGGCTTCCAATTTCGGGCTTATCACAGATGATGTGAAAGACTGTGCCTGTGAGCTTGCAGAGCTTCTGTATCAGGCAGATAAAAGCACTCAGCAGGCAGCAGAGCAGGGCGGTGTTTTGCAGTCCTATTCCAATGACGGGGAATCTGGGACATTCGATCTGTCCCAGTCAACTTTCACAGAAGAGGGAAAACAGAAGAAGACTAAGGAGATCATTTACAGATACCTAGGGAACACCGGACTTTTATACTCGGGGGTATGAGCATGAACCAGAATTACATTCATACCATCACCTTATACAACCGGATCCAGGCAGCAGACAGCGAAGATAGAAAGGAGCACTGGAAGAGAACAGTGCTCCACAACTGTTTCTGGAAAGCGCAGGTGAATATCGGCTTTAACGGCACCCAAGTAAGTGTCCAGAACACTTATGTGGTGCGAATCCCGAAGGATGACAGATACCTGCCTTATGCAGAATATAAAGACTCTCCGGAAGAACATTTTACAGCTTCCCAGGGAGACATTGTGATCTACGGGGAATGCCTGGAAGAGATTACAGGAGCTTCCGGACAGACTGCAGCACAGGTGCTGAACCGGCATAAACCGAACGCGTTTAAAGTAACGGCATTCTCTGACAGCACCGGTTTTCCCCTGGCAAAGCATTACAGACTGGGAGGATGATGCTGTGAAAGTAAAATTTGAGTGGAATGATTCTCCTGACCGGATTGCAAAAAAGAAACTGGGCGGACAGCCCGGTATGCTTTTCCTGGCAGCGACTGCAGCACGTTTCATGGATCCTTATGTGCCGGCGGATAACCTGGTCCTGGCACAGAATGTGGATATCACAGCGGACGAGAATACAGGATATATCACCTATAACAGCCCCTATGCTCATTATCAGTACATGGGTGAGCTGTATGGTCCGAATATCCCGATCTTTGATGGTGAGGAACTGATGGGCTTCTGGTCTCCGCCACATAAGAATCCAACAGGTAGAAAGTTAAAGTACAACACTTTCCGGCATCCTCTTGCCACGGATCACTGGGATCAGGCTATGATGACTGCAAGGAAAGAAGACCTGGCAAAGTCTTATGAAGAATATCTGAAACTGGGAGGAAGAGTATGACAAAGCATGATGCGATAAAAGCATATTTTGAGCCAAAGGTCAGTGAGCTTGCTGGCGACATGCTGAACTTCAACTTTTCGCCGGAATCGGAGGACAGTATTTCACTGATCACAAATTATTCGGACAAGGTGAAAAAGAAATATATTACCGGTGATGTCCTGAAGGAATACGGCTTTACCATTGTGATCGTCAAGTCTTATTCTTCCTGCCAGGATGATCTGAACCTGGAAGCAATGAACTTTGCGCAGGCCTTTATGGACTGGCTGGATCAGCAGAATGACAGCAAGGATTTTCCAGACTTTGGGGAAGATTGCGCGGTCCAGAAAACGGAAAATCTCCAGAACATGCCGAACCTGTCCGGGGTGAACCAGGACGGGACAATGGCAAGATACATGATACAGGCAAGAGTTATTTACAAAGAAAGGAAAAAGAGAACATGAAGTTAGAAAGAGAAGCATTAGCACATTTCCTGGACACTTCCTGGGGAAGTGATCCGGCAAAAGCAGCATGGGAAATTCTGGGCGAGGACATTGACGACATGTCTGTAGATCTGAATCCGGATACAGAAACTAAAGAGAACATTCTTGGCAAAACCAAGGTTACCGACAAAGGCTACCAGCCATCCATGAGTGCAGATCCATTCTATGCGGATCCAGCATCAAAACTTTATCCAAAGATCCGTGAGATTGCCATGGGACGTTTAAAAGGTGACGCCTGCAAGACTCTGATGCTGGAGGTTATTGTAGAGGACACAGAAGCTGTTAAACATCTGGCTTATGCACAGGAAGTACTGGTAAAACCACAGTCTTACGGAGGCGGTACTGAGGGCGTTAATTTCCCGTTCAATGTTCATGAGAATGGAGCAAGAACAAAGGGATATGTAACCGCGGAGTCTCTTAAGACTGGAAATCCGGTATTTGAAGCTGGAGAGATCACAGGGTAATAAGTGAAAATGTTAACGGGAGTATGTCGCGGACGTGCTCCCTATTTTAGGAGGTAATCATGGAACAGATACAGAACCAGGAAACAAACACAATTGTCATTGATGACGGAAGTAAGGAGTATGACATAAAGAATCATTACGGTGAGAATCTGGCAGTTTTCCGTTTCCGTCCGGCAGACACAAACATCATTTCCAGATATGAGGAAGTGCAGCAGTATTTTGCAAACTTTACTATAGATGAAAAGGAAACTGTGACTGAATGCGAACAGAGGGTGATTGAAAAAATGGATTACTTGATGGGAGCTGATACCGGTTCCACCTTCTTTTCTATCCTGGGACCGTTTTCTCCAATGGCAAACGGAAAATTATTTGTAGAAGTGTGCATGGACACTTTGCGTGATGTGATCAACAAAGAGTTTGACGTCCGGATCAAGAGAACTCAGAGCAGGGTGAGCAAGTACACCCAGAAGTACCAGCAGCATAAGCCGAACTACACAAAGAAGCGCCGCCGTCATGGATGATATGTGGAATCTTCCCAGGTCAATTGAGCTGGGCGGTGAGCAGTATGAGGTACGGACTGATTTTCGGGCAATCCTGGATATCCTTCGGGCCATGGCAGATCCCGAGCTGAATGAAGAGGACAGGATAGAAGTTCTGTTTGATATCTTTTTCCTGGATGCAGAAGAAATCCCACAAGAATATCTGCAGGAGGCTATTGACAAAGCGTTTGCATTTATTGACTGCGGAATCAGTAGTGAGGGGAAAAACAAAGCCCGGCTAATGGATTGGGACAAGGATTCTTCCCTGATTGCTTCTGCAATCAATAAAAATATGGGAAAAGATATCCGGTCTGTGAAGTACATGCACTGGTGGACGTTCATGGGTGCATACATGGAAATCTCAGAAGGGCTTTTTCATGAGATTCTTCAGATCCGCCAGAAGAAAATGAACGGCAAGAAGCTGGAAAAATGGGAACTGGAATTTTACCGGAAGAATAAAAAGCTGATAGATCTCCAGGGTGAGACCAAGAAAAGGGCAGCTGAGGAAGAGGCAGCTCTTAGGGAACTGTTTGGATTGAAGAGGTGAGAACATGGCAGACGGAACACTTACGATTTATACAGAGACAGATGAAAAAGGTATAAAGGTCGGAATGAAGGAAATAGAGGCTTCTGTCAAGCGCATGTCTTCCTCTGTGGAAGGTCTTGGGGAAAAGGCTAAGATCGCCCTTCAGAAGCAGCTGGACTCCCTTTCCAAACTGAATAACCAGTATGGGCAGCAGGAACAGAAGGTGGAGGCTCTGAGAAAGAGGCTGAAGGAACTTTCTGATCAGAAAATTGAGACTGAGGAATACAAGCGCCTTGGGGCTGAAATCAAGAAATTGGACAATGAGTTCGAAAAGGTGGAACAGAAGCAAAGGGAATGGCTTGATATGGGATTCCCGGCAGACTCCATGAAGAATCTGGATGACCAACTGGATGAAATCTGGGCGAAGATGGACAAGCTCCAGAAGAAACAGGCTGAAATGAAAAGTTCTGGCATTGCCTATGTGGATCCGCGCAGTCTTTCTGAATATCAGAGCACGGCTTCCAGGCTTACTGTGGAAGAAATGCGCCTGGATGATATGAACAACCGTTTAAATACTTCTTTTGCCACTACAGAAATGAAATTAAAGGAATGCGGCGAAGAGGCTGCCAGATCGTCCTCTAAATTCAGTGGACTTGCGGAATCAGCCCGGCGTTTTGCTGAAAAGTTAAAGCAATCCGGAATCACCGGCATGAAGCAAAAACTCCATGAACTTTGGCAGGCCCTTGATAAGCTGATGTCAAAATTCATGCAGCTTGCATCCAGAGCAATCGTTGGCGGTCTGCAGAAGATCTCCAGCGGTATCTTTGGCATCCATAAATCAGCAAACAAGAGCACTTTGTCCCTTAAGAAGCTGATGAAATATGTATTTGGGATCCGCACCCTGTTTGCATTATTCAATAGGATTAGAAGTGCAGCTACGGAGGGAATACAGAACCTTGCACAGCACGATCTGCTTACCAATACAGGGAAAGTAAATCTGAGTCTGTCAGAACTGCAGTCGGCGCTTACCCAGCTGAAAAACAGTTTTGCCACAGCTTTTGCACCAATTCTTACAACGGTGTCGCCTATCCTGGTAAGTTTCATCAATCTCATATCTCAGGCAGTAACGCGCGTGGGAATGCTGATTGCAGCGCTTACCGGACAGAAGACTTTTGTCAAGGCAATTGC